CTTTTCTTCACACCCGTGAGAAAATAAGTTAACAGAAAATTTGTATGTTTGTACTGAAAACACTATAAAAACATGAGAGGAAGGCCAAAATTACCAACCGAATTAAAAAAACTGCAAGGGACCGAAGACAAGCGCTGGCTAGTCGAGAACGAAATGAAAGTGCTGCCAATGGACGAACTGCCTGAGGCGCCAAAAAGTTTTAACGCGGCGACTGTTAAAATTTGGGACGGGGTTTGTCGCGAACTGAAACGCAATGGCTTGCTTGCCAGTTGTGACTTAGAACTTTTGCAGGGCTACTGCATTTTGTTAAACCAATTTGTTGAGGCCACCGTAATGGTTAAAAAAGAAGGGCTAGTAACTGTAAGCCGTCATGGTGAGCAAGTTGTTAACCCTTGGTACCGCGTGCAGTGTGACAGCCTTAAGCAGGCAACTCAGTTGGGTCAACTCTTTGGAATTACGCCAAGCGCTCGCAGCAGAATTAGCGCAGCCGTAGTTAAACCCGTTAGTAAATTAGACTTATTTAAAAAACCAAAAACAGCATGAGCAAAAAAGTAATTACAAAGGCAGTACATACAAAAGCCTTTGAGACGACCACAGTAAAAATGCAAGCAGAACCAATTTATACCGTGCAGCCATTGGGCCAGCGCTTTGTAGTTTGCATTGATGGCGTGCCCTGCAATAAGCAAGGACAGCAAGCCGAAGACATTGGGCAGGTGTTTACATACCGAAACGAAAAACTAGCGTTTGAGTCCTTGGCATACTTTAGGCGGTGCAAATTGTAAGCGACTACATAAAGAAAATTAACAGCGGCGAAGTTGCTGCCTGCGCTCATGTTAAGAACGCGGTGGCTCGTTATGAGCAGGACCGTGCAAACGGATGGCGCTTCAGTGACGAACTAGCGGAGCATGCTTTAAACTTCATAGAGCAGCTAGTGCACACGACTGGCGACTATGCAGGGCGTAACTTTACGCTAGAGCCTTGGCAGGCGTTTATAGTTTATAACCTATTTGGGTTTCTAAACGAGGACGGCAGCCGTCGCTTCACTCGCGCATATGTAGAGGTCCCGCGTAAAAATGGCAAGTCTACTTTTTCCAGCGCCGTTATGCTTTATGGACTTATAGCAGACGACGAGCCAGCGGCTCAGGTTTACAGCGCGGCTACAAAGTTAGACCAAGCCATGATGGTCTTCGGGGAGTCGGTGCGAGTGTGCCAGAATTTGCCATGGCTAAACGAAGAGTTAACTGTTAACAACTCTGTAAATAACCGCCGCATAGTTTACGGCCAAAGTTTATATAAGCCACTAGAGTGGAACCCAAACAAGCAGGACGGGCTTAATACACATTTTGCCTGCATTGACGAATACCACGCGCACCCGAATGACGAGCTGTATAATGTTATTCGCAACTCTATGGGGGCAAGAAGGCAGCCGCTTCTTTTTACAATTACCACAGCAGGCTTTAACCGAGAAGCGCCATGCTACAAACACAGGCAATATTGTGCCAATGTTTTAAACGGTGCAATTAAGGACGATGCGCTATTCTCTGTTATATACACCTTGGACGAAGGCGACGACTGGACCGACCCAGCAGTGTGGGCAAAGGCTAACCCTAACTGGGGCGTAAGCGTTTACCCTAGGCAATTAGAGCAGGCGCTAACCGAGGCTAAAGAGTTTGTGCATAAAGAGGTTGAGTTTAAAACTAAGTTGCTCAATGTTTGGACCGACACGGCCCAGACTTGGATTAGTGACAGTCTTTGGAAGGCATGCGACGGCGACGACGAACTAGAGGGCGAGGTTTGCTACGGCGGTTTGGACTTAGCAAGCACGGGCGACTTTTGCGCATTCTCATTATACTTTCCAAGCCTGCACGCTGTTAGGACTTGGTACTGGCTACCGAGTGAAACCGCATTTAAGCGTAAGGACGCTGCGGGCGCTTCTATTCGCCAATGGGCAGCCGAGGGCTTTATAGAATTAACGGAAGGCAATGTAACTGACTACGCATTTATTAAGGCCCGAATAATTGAACTAGCGCAGCGTTACGACATTAAAGACATAGCCTTCGACCGCTTTAACGCTTCGCAGTTGGTAATTGAGTTACAAAACGAGGGGCTGCAAATGTTCCCATTTGGGCAGGGCTTTGTTAGTATGTCGGCACCGACTAAAGAACTAGAGCGCTTAGTTAAAGACAGAATGCTACGGCACGCTGGCAACCCAGTGACGCGCTGGATGATGGGCAATATATTGTTAACTCAGGACCCAGCGGGAAACATTAAAATAAACAAGGCCAAAAGCGGTGACAAAGTGGACGGCCCCGTAAGTATAGTAATGGCTTTAGGCACTTGCATGCAGGATGCTGCCAAAGAGCAAAACAGCGAATTTTGGTTTTTAAGCATATGAAATTTTTAGACGACTACATGCAGGAGTATTATAACAACCTGCCGAAGTACAAGACCTACGAGGACGCCTACAACGCAACAGAGGAAAAATATGTTAGCAAGTTTGGCGTAAAGCGTTACAAGTCCTACGATGTTTTCAGGGCAGCACTTTCTCGCTGGCTTGCACAAGGGCGAAACAAATGTTAACACAACAAATTTAACCTAGTTGTAATTTGCGCCCAATGAATTTAAAGTTTTGGCAGCCCCGCAAAGAGAAGCGCTCGAGTTTGTCGCAGCCTGCTGACTGGTTTATAAATACCTTAAACAATGTTTTTGGCTACCAGACTAAAAGCGGCCAAGCAGTAAACGACCGCACGGCTTTAAGCATTGCCTCTGTGCATGCTTGCGTCAGGGTAATTGCAGACGGTATAGCGGGCCTCTCTTTGAAACTTTACAAAGACGACGGCATAAACCGCGACCAAATTATAATACATTATAGCACGGCATTAATTAACGAGCCTAACCCCTACCAAACTAAATACGACTTTACTAAGTACATGGTAAGCCACTTGGCGCTTAAGGGTAATGCTTACGCTTTTATTAACCGTGACGCTCGCTTTATTGGCGTAGAGTTGCACCCTATTGCCCCTGACTATGTAACGCCAGTAATGCAGGACGGGCAACTATTCTACAAAATAAACCTCAAGGGCTTCCCCTCTATTGTGCCTGCTACCGACATGCTGCATTTTAAAGGGCTTTGCGGCGATGACCCGCTTGTAGGTTTGTCGCCTATTGTTGTGCACGCTGAAACCTTGGGTATTGACTTAGCAGCAATTAGCCAAAGCGCAGGCGTTTATAAAAACGGCGTGCTCAAGTTTTTGCTAACAAGCGACGCGCAAATAAAGCCAGAGCAAGCAGTGCCTTTAAAGAAAAGTCTAGACGATGTTATAGACGGGGCCAGTCGCTCTACCGTATTGCCTAACGGCATTAAAATGGAAAAGCTGAGCCTAAGCCCAGAGGAGGCTCAATACTTAGAAACTCGCAAATTTAGCGCAGAGGAAATAGCCCGTATTTTTGGCGTGCCTGCTTCCATGATTGGGGCAGCGGGCGGCATTAAGTCTAGCGTGGAACAAGAGTACCAAGACTTCTACGCTCGCACATTGGCAAGTTATGCTATTAACATTGAGCAGGAACTGGCCCGCAAGTTGTTAACCGAAAGCGACAAGTTAACTTATTATTTTAAATTTAACTTTAACTCACTTTTGAGAGCTTCCGCCAACGAGCGCGCAGACTACTATAACAAAGGCATCCGCGGCGGCTGGCTCTCGAGAAACGAGGCGCGAATGTTTGAAGACGCTAACGGCTTCGACGGCGGCGACGAGTATTTAATTGAAAGCAACCTAATGCCAAGCAGCCAGATTAACGCCTATATGGACGCCAAAATAGCGCAGCTCATGAGCACCGCAGACAAAAACAATAACCCAGACGGAGTTAATAACACCGAAGTATTATAATGAAACAAGAGCGCAGAACATTTACGGGCACCGTCATAGCGAGAAGCGAAGGCGAAAACATGCCTAAAGAAATTGGCGGCATTGCTGCCGTTATTAACTCAGTTACTGACCTCGGTTATTTTGAGGAGGTTATAGAGCGCGGCGCGTTTGACTACGCCCTAAGCAAGGAGTATGACATTCGCTGTTTATTTAACCACGAAGCCGAGCTAATTCTGGGGCGTACCTTGTCAGGCACTTGCAATGTATTTGTAAACGCCGATGGAAATTTGGAATATACTTGGGTCCCTGACTACGAGAACCCTACGCACATGTCAGTAGTTAGAAGCATTATGCGCGGCGACATTACCCAAAGCAGTTTTGCTTTTACCATTAAGGAGCAGAAGTGGAGCGACTCTACTAAATACGGCACAATGGGCAAAAGAACTATAACTGTAATAGAGGATTTGTATGATGTTAGCCCCGTTACTTACCCTGCTTACGCTGACACTGAAGCCGACGCCCGTAGCATAGTTGCAATGAGAGACGAAGAGCGCGAAATAGAAAACGCCAAGCAAAGCCAAGCGGCTGCCGACATTTTGAAACTTGCGCTGTTGCGTTACGAAAATTTATAAAACAAAACAAAAAAACCATGAATAAAATTAAAGCATTGAAAGAAGAGCGTGGACGCTTGCTCGGCGAGTTGTCTACCTTGCAAACCACCATCGAGAAGGAAGCCCGCTCTATGGCTGACAGTGAAACAAACCGCTTGGCCGAAATTGAAGCCCGTTTGGGTGCCATTAAGGCTGAGGTTGAAACCTTGGAAAAGTTGCAAAACTTGGCCGCTCAGGCTGCTGGTCATGCCGCTAGCCGTAGCGAAGAGAAGGAAAAAGAAAACATGAAGGAAACTTATTCCTTTAAGCGTGCAATGGAAATGGCTATTACTGGCCGTCGTGAAGGCGTAGAGGCTGAATTTAACTCTATGGCTGCTGCTGAGTTCCAGCGCTCTGGGGTTTCTGTTTCTGCTCACTCAATGAAAGTTCCTAGCGAAGTTTTCAAACGCGACATGTCAGTAACTGGCGGTACTTCAGGTTCTGAGGGTGGCGTGAATGTTCAAACTTCTGTTGGTTCAATCATCGATGTATTGTTGCCTAAAACTGTTTTGCGCGGTTTGGGTGTACAGCAGTTGTCTGGCTTGGTGGGTAACTTGGACATGCCAACCGCTAGCACTGTGCCTTCTGCTGGCTGGAATACTGAGAATGGTTCTGCTACTGAAAAGAGCCCTGCCTTCTCTAAAATTACTTTTAGCCCTAAGCGTTTGGCTGCTTACATTCAAGTTTCTAACCAGTTGATGTTGCAATCTTCTAATAGCATTGACGCTTATGTAAGAAACTGGCTCTTGAATGCTATGGCTCAGTCTTTGGAAACTGCTGCTATTAAAGGCGGAGGTTCTAACGAGCCTACTGGTATTATTGCCAACTCTTCTGTAAATGTAACTTTTGCAGGCGGCGCTACTTCTAACGCTACCAACGCTAACGGTATTGCTCCAGTTTGGGCGGATGTTGTTAACTTGATGAAGGCTGTTGAGAACGCCAACGGCGAGGGTGTTGCTTACTTGACTAACCCTAAAGTAAAAGCTGCTTTGCAAACTATTCCCCGCCAGTCTTCTGGTGTAGAAGGTAACTTCATCTGGCCTGCTGGTGGCTTCGACTTGAACGGCTACCCAGTGGCTACTTCAACTTTGGTGCCTAGCAACTTGTCTAAAGGTTCTAGCAGCACTTTGTCTGCTATGATTTTTGGAGACTTCAGCAAAATGGCTATTGCCTCTTGGGGTGGTATGGAGTTGACAGTTGACCCTTATAGCGGAGCAACTGCTGGCTTGACCAATGTTGTATTGAACGCTTACTTGGATTGCAACTTGTTGCAGCCTACTGCCTTCGCAGTTTGTAAGGACATTGTGGCCTAATAACTTGACTGCTCGGAGTCATTAAAGACCGAGTGCTGAGGGTGGCCTTGACTGCGCCGCCCTCGGGCTAATATGAAAATTAAATTTGTTGCTAACCCTTCTGGGATGTTTAACCTTTCCTACAACGCAGGCGAGGAGGTAATAATGGAAACTAAGCAGGCCATGCTTTTAATTGAGGCAGGCGTAGCAGTTGAAATTCCAGCGCTTACTTCTAGCAAGCCAGTGAAAAAGGGCAAGCCAGTTAACCCAGAGACCGAACTAGACGCAGAGTAAAGCTATGTTTATTGCACGCCACTATACCACCTACACCAATGCCGCTACTGACTACATAACTTTAGCAGAGGCTAAACAGCACCTGCGCGTTACTAGCACCGCAGACGACACCTATATAGGTGGGCTCATTGCTATGGCTGTGGAGGCTTGCAGTAATTACCTTGGCTATTCAATTCGTAAGGCGACGGTACGCTATGGCTTTGACGGCTTTACGGGCCAGCCTGCGCTTGTTAACCCGCTTAACGGGACCAATATACCTAGCGGCAACTACTTGCGTTTAAATACGCGCTGTTTGTCTGTAACAAATGTTTACTACATTAGTGACGCTAACGCAATTACAGCCTACGACTCGCAGGATTGGATTGCTAGCCCTGAGCCTATGGGCCTATATAGCCGTAACATTTTTATAGAAACTGCGCCGACATTGGTAACAGACGACGGGATTAAATACATAGTAGAAGTAACAGAGGGCTTTAACCCAGTTGGCACTACTAGCGTAGACCCTGACACAATTTTCCCAATGACAATAAAGCACGCTGCACTTTTGTTAATTGCTCAGTATTACGACAATAGGCAGGCTATTGTTACTGGAACTATACAAAGCCCGTTAGAGTTTGGGTTTCATTACTTGTTGGACCCTTATAAAATACAAGTGTTAATCTAATGAATGCAGGGGCTATGGATGTCTTAGTAAGCCTACAAAGCTACACCGAGACAATAGACACCAACACGGGCGAGAAGTTGCAGACTTGGACCGAATACGCAACCGCATGGGCGCAGCGTGTAGAAGCCGAGGCTGGCACTGAGAATGTAAACGCGGACCGCAGAGAGCATAAGCAAATAGTAAATTACACCATTCGTTACAATGGCAGCGTCAGCGTTAAGCACAGAGTAGTAGAGGAGGGCATAGCCCATAACATTGTTAACATAGCCAACTTGCAGCGAAACTTATATTTGAAATTACAAACTGAAGTTACACTGTAATGGCTAGCGACAAAAACATAGAGGGCATGGGCGAAGTAATTAACGCGCTAGAGGCTATTGGTGTAGACATTAAAAGCCCTAAGTTGCAGAAGTTGCTGCGCAAAAGCGCCGAGCCAATTATAGCAACGGCTAAGAGTTTAGTGCCAGTTAACACGGGCGACCTGCGCGACTCTATTGGGTTTATTACTAGCAAGGACAGCACAAACCTAGACAAGACACTAATAGGCTTGCGCAAAGAATACTATAACAACTACCTTGGTGTCATGTTTGAATACGGCACAGCGCCCCGCATCCAGTCAAACGGACGCTATACGGGAAGCCTAGCGCCTCGTCCATTCATGAGACCAGCCCTAGACAGAAACGCGTCTAATGTAACAGACGAAGTAATTAAAGGCGTAGACAAAATGCTGCGCGACTTAGCAAAGAAAAATAACTTAATATATAAATAACCATGGCAACTACTGGACCAGTAAACGGCACGCTCATTAGCATCTATAAGGATGTTAGCGGCACATTAACTAAAATCGCTAACGCGACTTCTCACAGCATTGACATCTCTAAGGACATGATTGATGTTACCAACAAAGACAGCGCAGGCGCTAAAGAATTTATTGCGGGCGAGTATGGCTACACTTTAAATGTAGAGGGAATTTTTGAAGAGGATGCAAGCGTAAGCACTAGCGGGCAGTCTTTTAAAGACATTCTGGCCGACTTGTTGGCTGGCACTTCTGTAACTGTTGTAATGACTACTAACAGCACTGGAGACCAAAAAATGACTGGCGCTGCATTCTTTAGCAGCTTGTCATTGAGCGCACCCAATAACGACAAAGCAACTTTTACTGGAACCTTGCAAGGTACTGGCGCTTTGACTGTTGGCACAGTTGCTTAATTCTTTTACTATATTTGTGCCCATGAGCACAGAAATTAAAATCGGGGGTGCTAGTCACCCCCTTTTGTTTAACATGAATAGCCTTAAAAATGTTATGCAGTTGGCTGGCATGGAAAACTTTGCAGACTTAAACATGCAGAAGGACTTAGCCAAGTCTATGGACTTTGCACTAGCCTGCGCATTCTACGGCATTCTAGAAGGCTACGAAGCCAAGGGCGAAAAAACACCGTTTAAAACAGTTGACAAATTAGGCGCAGCTATTCGGAAGTTTTCCGAGTTAGCCCCTGCACTCGACGCTTTTACTGCTGCGGTTACTGACTTCTTTTCTAGCGACGAGCCAGAGGGAAAGTAACAGCCAAGGGCGACAGCGCCCCGCTTACTTGGCGCAAAATAGAGCGCATTAGTTATGGAGAACTTGGGCTAAGTGAGGCCGAGTTTTGGAAATGCACGCCGCGTTTTTGGCGGTTAAAACTTGAGGGCATGCGGTCCGCGCAGACTCAAGAGTATAGAAACCAATGGGAAATTATGCGCTGGGCGGTTGCTACTTCTATGGCGCCTCACTTGAAAAAACCAATAGAGCCCAAACGCTTGTTAACTTTTCCATGGGAGGAGCGCGACTATATTAGTATAGAGGAGGCAGTTAAGTTATATTCGCATGTCTTTGACAAGTTAACCCCAGACGCCAAAGCATGAGCGCCCCTATAAAAATAGCCTACAACATACTTAGCAACTACTCGGGGCTTACTGCTCTAGTTAGTACACGCTTAAACCCTTTGCGCATTCCGCAAGAGAGCGCATTCCCAGCCATTAGTTACAACCTTGTTAGCGTAATTGCCAGCCCCACGAACACTAGCCACAGCCGCACAGACTTTGCACGGGTGCAGGTTAATTCGTTTGGCACTACTTTCGCAAGCGCTACGGCAGTCGCTGAGCAAGTTAGGGCAGCGTTTGAGGCGGCTACATTGCCAGCAACTTTTAACGGCGTTAAATGCCAAGCAATAGAGTTAGACAGCGAAGTACAGTTAACCGACGACGAGGCGGCCTTTGCTGGGGTTTACCAAGTTTCTCAGGACTTTATAATTAATTACACTAGGTAATGGCACGCTCGTTAAACATTGTTATAGGTGCAGACATAGAGAAGCTGCGCAAAGGTTTGCAGGAAGCCATTGTGGCTATTCAGTCGAGCGGCTCTAAAATGAGCGCAGAAACTGCAAAGGCTGCAACTGAAATAGAAAAGAAACTGGCTGCAATTTCAACCAAGAACCCCACGGCTGGCACTGTTAGGCAGTTAACTAACTTGGCAATGGAGGCCAGAGCCTTAGGCCCTGAGTTTCAAAATGTAGCTAATGACATTATAAAGCAAGCGGGTAAAATTAAGGACGCCATAGGCGACGCCCGCGCTGAGGTTTCATACTTTGCTAGTGACACTAGAAGGCTTGACGCTGTAATAGGTACGGTGCAAGCAGTTGCTGGGGCTTATTCAGTTGTAGAAGGCGCCACTGCTTTAATGGGTGTAGAGAGCGAGAACTTGCAGAAAACGCTAGTTAAACTTCAAGCCACAATGGCGGTAGTAACTGGCTTGCAGGAAATTCAAACATTGCTACAAGAGGAGAGCGCAGCCATGCAGGGCTTACTTGCTTTGCGGACCACGGTGCTAACAGCAGCGCAAACCGCTTACGCTAGTGCAGTAGGTACAGCCACGGGAGTGCAAAGGGCGTTTAACTTAGCCATGGCCGCAGCGCCTTGGGCATTAGCAGCCACAGCATTGGCTGCCATTGTTATAGCGGTAGGCAATTACCAAGAGAGAATAAAGAAAGCCGCAGAACAGCAAAAGTTATTTAACGAAATAAATAGCGAAACGCAAAAGAATTTTGAGGAGGAAGTTAAGAGCGTTAGCGGTTTGTTGGCCGTAGTCAATAACCATAACGCCAGCATGCGCGAGCGTAAAAATGCACTGGCTGAAATACAGAAAATTTACCCAGACTTTTTAGCAAACCAAAGCCTAGACAAAGTAAGCAGCGAAGAGTTAAAAACTGCGACTACTAATTTAACAAACGAAATTTACAAGCAGGCAAAAGCAAAGGCTGCATTTACAAAGTTGCAGGAACTCAGCGCCAAAATGCTGGAATACGAACTAGGAAAACAGCAGGCTCAACTTTCTACGCAAGCCGAAATAAATAGACTTTATGCAACTGGCGCTACTTCGTCTCAGGTGCAAAAGTTTATAGAGAGCCAAAAGAATGTAGGCGCAATAGCAGACCAAAACGCGGCTAAAATTCAGGCGCAAATTGACGCTATTATAAACATGAGTAACGCGCAAGGCTTAAGCATTACGCCCGTTACTAAAACCACTACTGCAATAAATGAACAGACCAAGGCGGTAGAGGGTTTAACTAAAGCGCAAAAGCAGCAGACCCTTAGCAAAACTTTAGGCGCTGCTGAGTTTGGCGCAGGCGCTCCAACTATTGAAGCCTTTGCTGCCGTCACTGGCCCAATGAAACAATATGCCCCAGTCTTAAAACAAGCCACTGGCGAGCAGATTGCTATAATGAGCGACTACGAGAAGAGAATGACAGAGGCAGCGGGAGCTATAAATAATGCTTTTAACACCATGACAGCGGAGGGGGTTGAGGCATTCGGCGACATGATTGGCGGCATACTGAGCGGGCAAATTACTAGTTTTGACGACTTTGGCAAAGCCTTGCTGGGTTCTGTTGCTCAGTTTATGCGGGCCTTTGGTTCTGCACTTATTGCAACGGCTACGGCGTCTAAGGCTTTTAAAGAGTTGCTAATTAAGGACCCAGTACTAGCAGCTGCTGCGGGTGTTGCATTGGTGGCAGGCTCGGCAGTAATTAGCGGCATGCTTAAGAAAGGACCACAGCCCACGGCATTCGCTGAGGGTGGTATAGTTAGCGGCCCTACATTGGGCTTAGTTGGTGAATACCCAAACGCTCGTAATAACCCAGAGGTTATAGCACCGTTAGACAAACTTAAGGGCATGCTAAAAACTGGGGACAGCAGCAGCGGCTTTGTGGCAAGCACAACCATAGCAGGCAGAGACTTGGCAATAGTTTTAGAGCGTTATAATAAAGACAGCAAAAGGGGTTAATGGCACGCAAATATTACGGCTCGTTTTTGAGCATAGAAAATATAGAGTATAGAGTAGAGCTCTGGGACGGCCCAAGCGGTTCGTCAACTGGGGGCACCGAATTAACCCTAGCAGGCAACGGCTTTACCATTGAACGCCAAGGCGAGGGCGACACTTATTACCAAAATTTTGTTAGGCCCAGCAGAATAACCACTAGTTGGGTTATGCCTAGCGACGCCGTTCGTAATGCCTTTATAGCAATAGCAAACAGCGAAGAGAACCGCTATGCTATTATAGTTTATAGAGCAGACGCGCTTTACTATGTGGGCCGAGTAGTTGCGGACCAAGCAGACTACTTACGCGAGAGCATTAACGGCGCGCCAGTGTTTGACTTGGTGGCTGTTGACTCCTTAAACTTGTTAGAGGGCTTCTTTGTAAGTCCCGACTGGTTTACTGACTCATTGGCTACGGGCTTGGACATAGTGCGCAAGTCTTTAGAACTTTGCGGACTTGATGACTACTGGACCGCCTTGGGTGAAACGACCTACTTACGCGACGGGGTTACAATGTATGACACCGCGCAGGCAAGTTACAAAGGGCTAGCCAATACTAAGTTTAACCTGCTTAGTTTTTACCAAAGTTTTGACCCATTCGCCGATGTTCAATTTATTGACACCACGGACCCCTTTGAGGCTGGTACAAATATAGACTTGCTAACATGCAAGCAAGCCATAGAGCAAGTGCTAAGCATTTACGGCAGCCGCATTACATTAGAGAGCGGGGCGTTTTGGATTTTACCAGACGACGCCTATAATGCTACTAACTTAACTACTAGAATTTATAACGCTGCGGGAACTTTCCAAAGCACTGGCAGCACACCGCACGCCGTTAGCCTTGCTGCTAATGTTAGGCCACAATGGGAAGCCAAGCCGACGCTAACTTACCAGCCCCCAGTTAGGGCCGTGGATGTTATAGAGGAAAGGCAAAATGCTATTTTTGTTTTAAGGACAGAGCCAGACAATAACAGCATCGAGTTGTCAATAGTTGACAAGACAATACAAGCCAGCAAACCTACACGGGTCCGCATGCTGTGCAAGTGGTTTGACGACTCCTATGTAGCACTTAGCGCAAGCAGCGCCAAGCGTTACCAGCGTTACCTTTTTTACTACCGCATTTATGTTAAAAACTCAGGCGGCACAGTTTCACAATACAGCCCAATTACAAACGCTTTTAATACAGTTGCTACGCCCGTTTGGCAAACCCAAGAGCTAACAGTAACTAACGCCCGTAACAGTTGGAACACTCATGTAATGGACTTTGTAATGCCGCAAGTACCTACTGGCTATACGCGTCTATTTGTAGACTACTACATAGAAGCTGAGCAGGGTTTATTTGTGGCGCCTAACAACTGGGCCAGCAGCACGACTAACCAGATTAACTTTTGGGGAACCATTACAGCAGCGCAGCCTTACGGGTCAATAGAGAACCCAGACTTTCAGCACACCACTAAGCAGACTGTAAGCGTAACGGGTGCCAGCGGCAACAGCCAACTTATAGAACTTGAGCCCGCTTACTATGACGACGAGGGGCTCTATGGCTTCGGGACTATTTTTGTTTACAACGGCAGTACATGGGTTGTGAGTTCGGATTGGTACAGCGGCTATGCCTCGGCAGTGCATGACGACCTAGGCACTATTCTGGGCAAGCGCATTGGTGGAATGTATAATAAATTTGTGCCAGTTGTGCAGGGTACATGGCACGACGCTGGAAGTTTGACGGCTATTAAGTCGCTTAACTTTGACTCTACTAAATGGCTGTTTAACGGGGGCACCTTTTACCCACGCTCGGAAAGTTGGCAGGGTGAATGGCTAGGGCTTGCGCCTGACTACACGCTAGCAAATGGAGGCGGCAGTGGGGAGTATAACCCTAGGACTGGAGAGCGGACCATACGCGAGCGACTAAATTACCATGAGTTTGCAATTACTAAATTAAACCTAGAGACCAGCGCTATACCAGACAGACTAGTAGAGCACTTAGTTAACTACGCCGATGGGGCACCGACTACACAGCCCACGCTTAACACGCGCTGGGAAGTTATGCTGGAATACAAGGACAGCACCGAAACGCTATACTGGCATATACAAGAGCATAACGCTTCTGTGGTTTACACTAACGGCACTCACACTATTACAAACGGCTACGAGTTAATCTTATGTAATAGCACGGACGGCAACGTAACTGTAAACTTGCCGCCAGCAAACGAGAGCAAGGGCAAAAAGTATTATTTTGTAAAAACTAATAGCGGCAACGTAGTGACAATTAGCGGGAATGGGTATAACATTAGCGGAAGCCCAACTACTACAATAGGAAACCATTACGGCAGCAAAACAATTATAAGCGACGGGGCGCAGTGGTACATTATAGCAAGCGTTTAATTTGTTAACGAGTTGGCTCTATTGTGTTTGTAAATTGCACTCATTATGGCACAACCTAGCGCAGATATTATAGCAGGCTCTCAGGGTTTCGTAAGACACGGAGCCGCAACCGTTACTAGCGTAAGCTATGACGCGGTAATACCACAAGAGGACACCGTTTTTACTTCGTTCACCGTTACCGCTGAAAACGGAACGGCAACCAATGTATTAACAGCCCGCGGAATGAGCGGAATAACTTTTAAGCAGGGCGCATTTTTGCCCGCTGGCAAAGGTTTGAAAATTACGGGGTTTGTTACTTCGTCAGGTTCTGTAATCGCTTACTAATATGCCGCGTATCGGATTGGGTTTGGGGCTTGGATTGCGTCAAGCGGTTGCAGCCGCGGGCGGTTACGACACGGATGCCCAGGCATTTTTTGACCGCGTAACAACTGCGGGTGGAACACTAACCACCACCGAAAAGAACGCAACCAACCAACTTGTGTTGGATATGAAAAGTGCGGGTATTTGGTCAGCAATGAAAGCCGTTTACCCAATGGTTGGGGCGAGTGCGGCAGCGTGTGCGCAGAACTTAAAGAGTTCAAGTTTTACGGGTACATTTACAAGTGGTTGGACTTTTGCGAGTACGGGTGCAACTCCTAATGGAACGAGTGCCTATATGGATACTGGGTTAAATGGTCGTTTAATATTAGGGAATCAAAGGAGTTTTGGATTTTACAACAATACAAACACAAATGGCATTGTACACATTGGGTCAATTAACAATTCAGACGGAGGACAAGATTATATCGGCTTAGGAACATTTCAAATTTATCGTATAAATTCGCAAGGAGATAATATAGGGCAATCAAATACATCAAAAGGACTTTGGATTGCAAGAAGTAATTCAACAAGCGCAGACCTTTTTTTAAATGGTAGTATCTTAAAATCATTCAGTGCAACAGTTTCAAATACTGTTAATGCTTATTATTATTTAGCATGTGCTCCATTAAATAACAACTTTGGAGATACACAATATGCATTTGCTTTTATATGTGATTCATTCACAAACACCCAAGCATCAAACTTCTACACCGCAGTACAAGCATTTCAAACGACTTTAAGCAGACAAGTATAATGATAGGATACATTTGCACCCCCGAAGAAAAGGATTTGATTCAAGGTCAATACTACGCGCCTTATCAATTCTTTAATTGCGTTCAAGATATTAACGGAGTTTGGTTCTTATTCCTCTCGGACGAGGACAAACAAGTTGTTGCCACAACCGAGTGGTCATGGATTTTAGATTTGCCCGAAGGCGAGTATGTACCACCCCCACCACCACCATTTCCGCCCGTAGTTTAAAATGAAGCACTTTAACAATGACACCAGCGCGGCCATTGCTACGGCTATTAGCGGCTCATCGGCCGTCATTACTTTTACTCAAACTTGGCAGCCAGTTGTTACTTTTGGCGTGGGTATTCTCGGTATTATTTCGGGCGTGCTTGCGGTGGTGTACTGGGGCAAAAAAATAAATAGGCTCGATGGCAAAGGCAAAAACTAGCACCGCTTCTGCTTGGGTCCCTAAGCCCAAAAAGAAACTGCGCAGACATACTAAGCACATTAACAAGCATAAGTCATGCAAACCAAGCAGAGGCCAAGGCTAAAGTTTAAGAACTACTTTGCACCTACGCCAAAGCGGTTACGAGTATTGGGGGACAGTATAGCCGCTGCTTCTTTGTTTGTGGCTGGGTTAAACATTGACCACCCAAAACTTATGCTGGCCTGCGGAATAGCGGGGGCTGTTGGTAAATTTGTTACTAACTTCTTTACAGATGAAACGCCTTAAAGACTTTGCGGTAGACTTGTTTTTACTGGCTTGCATAGCCTTTGCAGTTTACGCTCTTTTATTTGTCGTTAAAACGAATAGAAAACAGCGAGAGCAGTATATATATGTAAACAGCATTTCATTGCAGCACGACACGCTAGAACGCGTTAAACTGAAATACAAAACATTAAGAGACACCCAGCGAATTTTAAATACTAAATATGAAACGCTTTACATTGTGCTTGCTGGTGACACTAGCTGCTCAGCAACCCGCCGCCTTTTGTCAATGCACAGACTCCTCGACTCTAGCGGCAAGTAATTACTATTTGCTTAAGGGGGCTGAGGCTCGCGAGCAGTTAGCGCTTTGCCGTGAATACCGCAAAATTGACAGCGCGGTAATTGCAGAGCAGGGCAAAATACAGTCTAAACTATTGGACGAGTTGCAGGACCGAGACAAAAAGGTAACGCGCTTTAAAAACCTATGCACTATTTTAGCGGCGGTTACTATTGTGGCCCTGCTTTTATGAAAACTAACAATGTTTATATAACCCGCTCTAAGTTTGTCGAGAGCAAAACGCTTTTAATTAGTGACTGCCACTGGGACAATCCACACTGTGACCGCGAGCTACTGGCAAAACACATGCAGGAGGCAGTAGACGGAGGGCACGACATTTTTATAAATGGGGACTTATTCTGTTTAATGCAGGGCAAATATGACGGGCGCCGTAGCAAGTCGGACATAAGACCAGAGCATAACGGCAGCCGCTACCTAGACTTGGTTATAGAGACAGCAGTAAAATGGTTCAAACCTTACGCCAAAAACATTAAGGTAATAGGCTACGGCAACCACGAGACTAGTATACTACGCCACTGTGAAACGGATGTTATAGAGCGCTTTGTAAGTGCCTTAAACGCCGTTACTGGTAGCACTATACAAGTTGGCGGCTATGGTGGCTGGGTAATATGGCAGTTCTGTAAGTCTACCGAAGTTAATATAAGTTATAAATTAAAATACTTTCACGGCTCAGGCGGTGGCGGTCCAGTTACCAAGGGCGTAATACAATACAACCGAATGGCGACAGCCGTAGAAGGTGCGGACGCTATTTGGATGGGGCATGTACATGAGAGCACAGAGTTAACCTATACGGTAGAACGCGTAGACCGTCACAATTCTATAAAACTTAAGGACATTCTAATGATTAGGACACCTGCCTACAAAGAGGAGTATAACGACGGGAAGGGTGGTTGGCATGTAGAACGCGGAGCACCTCCAAAGCCATTAGGCGGGCGCTGGTTAGTGTTAATCCCAGTAACTGAGAAAATAGGCGGGAAACAGAGTTATAGTGTAACTGCCTACACCTACAAAACAAATTAAGCATGTATAATATAGCACAGTTAAAGCGGACCATTACTGCACTGGGTTACAAATGGTTTGAGACGGGCGACTACAACCTTAATATAATAGGCGTGCGAAATTCCAGCACTGGCCTAAAAGTTACCAATGCCTTTGACGATGACATTATTTTAGCCTATAAGGTTAAAGACAACTGGGAATTGTTAACCTATAAGTTTACTACTGACAACGGCGCAGGCACGGCACGCTTAAAAGCGGGGCAGTACAGAGGCGCTTACATGTTAGGCATACACCAAGGCAAGTATAAAGCCTTAAGGCAATGCGGCCCAGTGGTGGTTTACAGAGACTTTAAAAACGATGGCGTCTACCAAGAGGACAGAACCGAGCGCGGCGTGTTTGGCATTAACATACATAAGGCAGGGCTAGACTCTGTGAGAGTGGACCGCTGGAGCGAAGGCTGCCAAGTATTTAAACGCACTCAGGATTTTAACAAATTTATGGCAATTTGTGAAATAGCTGCCGAAAAATGGGGCAACTCTTTTACCTATACGCTAATTAATTCTAGCGACTTTACGCGGTAACTGGTATTATAATACGCCAAAACATATAATTTAGTCCGTTTTATTACACATTATACCCAAAAGCGTATAATAGTGACGGCTTTTTTACGCATTAAGCAAGTCTAAAATAGGCAGCAGAATGCCTTTGCTAGTATTCTCGTCGCCGCCTCTTATGTCCTTGTCGGTGCCAATATGTTTACGCGCTATAATTTTAAGGCGGGGCACGCTAATTAATATGTAGGTGCCCTTCACCTCAAAACAATAGTAGTCTGCTTGCGTAGTTGCAATGCCTGAGCGCTTGCCTCGGCTCTCGTATTCTACAAATACATTACCAGTTTTATGCGCTAGCTTGTCGCTCTTAACTTCTATGCGTTTGTCTTGCAGAACGGCAGCCAGTTCTTTTTCGGCCATTTGCCCCACAATTAAGTCAAACGCAAAGTCGTTATTGAACTGCATTACTTTTTAATAGCTTCGTTAATTGCAGCAACCGCCTTGGGCTCTTCGTGCTGTATGTCTATAACCTCCTCGGTGCTGTGCATGCCCATGGTAATTTCAGGCGCGTATAAACGGCCAAAGAATGCGGCTGCTCGGTAGCGCATCATTAACTCGGGCATAGTTTTCCACTTGCTGCCTGCCTTGTCTACCCAGCCCTCAGCCTTTGCCATGTCCATAGTAACGGTAGGACCTTCTAGCGTTTCACCAGTCGCCTTTTCCTGACAAACCGCTTTAATACCTTTGGCCAAGTCGCCAACAAAGCGCAGGGCGGTGAACTTGCCAGAGCCATTTATAGCCGCTATAATAAACGAACTGCCCCAACTTGGACGCCCATGTATTATATTAAGGTTTTGCATTACCATAAGCGGCGAGGCGCCTATTCTGTTTGCAATTTCCAAGGCTACTAAGGTGTTAGCTACATTGTTTTTGTACTGCTGCGGGACCAAGTCGCTGGCGCTTAATGCCTTCGCTTGTCTCTGTGCTGTTTCAAACGCCGACAACGGCGCTGCTGTTTGTGTTAGTTCTGTTTTATTTTCCATGATTAAATAGTGTTAATTCCTGCACGCCGTCACCATAGCCCTGCCATTCGTCTGCTGCTAGGCATGCGCTAAATTTATTAATGTCGTCGCGGTATTGCTCACGGCCTCGCTGTATGTCTTCGGCTGTTAAATAGTAAACGGCAACTAGGTGAGGCTCGCTTTTTTCAACTGCAATAAAAAAGAAGCCCTCTAAAGGCTCTCCAGTGGCTTGTAAGTGGCCGTCTGTATAAAATGCTGCCTGCACATGGTAGCGGTATTTATGGCAACTTCTAGCAAAGCCTTTCGGGCTGGCGTCGTCTGTTGTTTTTAAGTCTATTGCAATGTTACTAAGCGTTAGGCGGTCAAAAATACCACGGCAGGGAATGCCGCTAACTTCGTCTGTCCAGTTAACCATTAACTCGGTGTCCCCCTCTTGCCGTAATAAGTAACGCGCAGCAGGGTGGCTGTAAATAGCTGCATTCATTCGCTCAATGGCGTCGTCTTGCTCACGCGTTACAACTGTTAGGCCCTCGGCTTGCTGTTGAAACTCAGCCCAGCGTTCTTTTCCGTCCTTGGTTCTGCGGTCAATGTCTGGCGCTATGGTGTAACGCAGCCCCCATTCGGCTGGCTCAAAAACTCGGCAGTGCAATGCCTTGCCTAACACCAGTGCAGGGGTTTCTACTTGCTCATTAACGCCGTCTATATACTTGCGTTTGTAGAGGCTCGGGGCTTTGTTAATTAGGTCCAGTCTGGACTTGCTCAAAATATGTTCTGTTTTCATGTTTACAAAAATACAAACTATTTAGTAAATTTGCACAATGAATGACGAGAACCTAGTAGTTAAATGGCGTAAGCGCTGCATAGAAAAGAACACCAGTTTAAACCAAGTTTGCGAGGAGGTAGGCATAAGCCGAGGCCTGCTAACAAAGTGGGAAAAGCGTGAGCCTAAGACCTTGCAAATAATAAGAGCAATAGAAAAGGTACTGGAGTAGTATATTTGCGTGCTATTTGTTAGTTTATAGCATTCTGTTTTCATGTTGGAGCCCCTTGGTTATGCTGAGGGGTTTTTCTTTTTTTAACTTTTTTGTAAAAATTTTTACAAAGTGCTTGCATATGTGAAAACTATGTGCTTAGTTTGAATTCACAAACAACGAACAACATGGCAGACTACAAAGCACATCTATTCCAAAGCCTAGGCAACAACAAGTTAAACCCTAATCGCATGCAATGCGGTCGAAGAATGTGGGCAAACAATCACGGCACTATGGCCTTTAAGTCAAAAGCATTTTTTGAATTTTGGAAATCGACTAACGACTCACATGTATGTCAAAATTGTTTGGCTTGGTACAAAGAAAACAAAATGGGGGCCTAACCGCCCCCTTAACTATACGACTATGGCACTAGACCTAATTTATTTAATTATTGCGACGCCCGTTACCATTGCGGTAATGTATGGCGCCCACTGTGTAAAGCAGCAAGTTCAACACTTTAACAACTTACCCGAGGCGACGCCTTACGAGTTTGAGCGGGACCAGTTCCTGCCAAACTTCAACGAGGCAATGAAACACCAGCGCAAGGAAATTAAGCGCATGTACAAAGGCAAAATAAAATAAACTATGAATACACCACTTGAAAACACAATTTTAGACCTTCTGCACTTGGTTGAGCACTATGAGTTTACCGAGCGCCACGGAGGCAAAACTAACGCAAGCGACGCCGTTAAAAAGGCTGTGAAGCTAATTGAAAAAAGACTACAAGAGGAGGCCGACTGCATAGCCGAGGCTTACAATGCTGCGGGCGGTCCTTGCTGGGGCAGTCACTACTTTGCCGAAGTATTTAGAAGCGGCGAGGATGCAGCCAAAAGCGATGTAGGTTATAAGTATGGCATTAAAACAACAGACATATGATTTATATATTTTACACCGCACTGGGCCTAGCCGCTGTTATTAGCATTGGCACAATAAAAGCACAAATTGCACATATTAGGGGCCTGAAACAAATTTACAAAGAGGAGAGCCGCAAGGCCCACGCTTTGCAATTAGAAGCACTAGACCTAAAGGCTAAGCTGCGCGAAACGACTGACGCAAAAATGACATGGGCAAAAGTAGCACACGAAGCAGCCGAGGACCTAAACTATTTAACAAGGGTGCACGCTGGAGAACTGGACGCCATGCGTTTACAAATTTACCAAGCAGAGCAGTTTATGCACAGAGTTAGAGAGCAGAAGAGACGCTGCGAGCGGAAAAGAAGGGAGGCTAAAAATGCAGCAGGCAAAAACTGAGGTAGACTACTTAATACTATACGGCAAAACACGGCAAAAGGTAAAGGCGCTCGAGGCACAAATAGAGCGCCTTATTAGCCGCCACAATGTAGAAGTCGAAATGCTAAAAGCAGAACTTAATAACCCTAAGTACAAACTAAATTTTACCAAAAAGGAGTTAATAAATGAGTTACTGCTAGAGGTTTGCAAGGCTACTAACACGACAGCGGGCCAGTTAATGAGCCAAAGCCGTGAGCGTAACATTGTAATAGCACGGCATTTATTCTGGTACATTGCACGCCATGAGTATAACCTGAGCTGGGCAAAAATGACGCGCCTACTTGACCGTCACCACACCAGTGCAATGCACGGGGCCCAGCAGTTTGCAAACTATTTAAACCTTGGCTACAAGGGCGAAACTAAACTCTATAAAATGGTACTGGAGGCCATGAAAAACAATGAGCAACAATAAACAAAGTAGCGTGGAGTTATTCATTGAGCAACTTGAAGAAAAAGGCGATGCTTGGGAAAATACAAGTATTCGCAGAGTTAATATCTCAATAGATGTAAGCGAGTACATGGAACTAAAAATAAAAGCCAAAGCAATGCACAAGGTAGAAATAGTTAATGCAGTTGATGGATTTCCTATTCACACAAGACATATGGATGGGGAAGAGTACTACAACGAAACATTTGGAGAATGAAAACATTTATAATAACAATAGAAATAGAACACACGGACAAAACTTTTGAGCGCCCAGAAGTGCAGCAGTTTGTAGCACAAATAGGAAGCCCGCAGGCTAACTGGGTAAAGGAAATGCGCAAGGCGTTTAAACAGACAGTGCTAGGCGAGAAGGCCCACGACATCCAAGTAACTTATGCAATAAAAGAATGAAAGCAATTTTAGAATACGAACTCGACACTGAGCGCGAACAGTTTAACTACGCAGTTAATGGCGTGAATTGGTTTTTAGTGTGTCAGAGAATGGACGCGCTGCTTAGGGCACAAATTAAGCACGCCCCTGACGACACGCCGCAGGCGGTTATAAACGCCTTGCAAAAAATGCGGGACGAGCTGCATATAACCATGAGCGCCCACAATTTAACCCTTGAATAATTAACAATATGAATACAGAACAATTAACACCAGTAGAAACTTACGCTGTTAAAGTCATTGAGTTGCTCATGGCTTACGGGCGTAAACAATTAACAGACGACGGCCTAGTAAATGAAGTGCTCAGGTTAAAAAACGAATGCCTAGACGCTGAGAAGCGAGAACACCAGCACTGGTTTAACAAAGGCTTTGAGTTTTACCACGGTCAACTTGTCGCCCGTAATGACAAAAACTAAAACTTTGCTATATTTGTAGCGTTAACTGAGGTGGGGAGACCTCGTAAAGGTTAAAAGAAATTTGCCCTGCTAAGAGGCCTGCGCTCCCCCGCGGCTTTTTGGTGGGGCTTTAATTTTATGGCTAAAGACAAAAAATCATTTATTCTGTACTGCGACCAGCAAGGCGTTTTTAACATGCTACCAGACGAGCAGGCAGGCAAACTAATTAAGCACATTTTTGCTTATGTAAACGACGAAGACCCAGAGAGCGACGACTTGCTTCTAACCATTGCCTTTGAGTCTATTAAAACCCAATTAAAGCGGGATTTAAAGAAGTATGAGAACTACATAGACAAGCAAAAAGAGAACGGCAGGAAAGGAGGCAGACCTAAAACCCAACCCTTTTTAGAAGAAACCCAAAAAACCCAAGCCTTTTTTCAAAAACCCAAAAAAGCTGACAATGTAAATGTAAATGTAAATGTAAATGACAATGTAATAATAAAAGAAAATATAAAAGAAAAAGCGGCAAGGTTTACCCCACCAACAGCCTTAGAGGTTAACGCCTACATGCAAGAGCAAGGCATGGAGGACCTGAGCGAAAAGTTTGTAAACTTCTACGAGGCCAAAGGCTGGCAAATTGGTAAAAACAAAATGAAGGACTGGAAAGCCGCTGTAAGGACTTGGAAAAGCAACTACAATACCAACACACCACAAACAACAGTTAAACCCGTTAAAGCCTCTTTAAATGACGAATAGCGTAAACATTAACCACGACATAAGAATAGTTAAAGCCACAGTAAACGAAAAAGAAGTCTGGAGGGTGTACCTTAAGCAGCAGCTGCATAGTGAGCACCCTACCAAGCAGGCAGCGTTTAGAAAAGCCCACACCTTAAAACTAATTTATAACTAACATGGAAACCGAAACCCACATAATAAGCCAGTTGCTCTTTTACCCAGAGTTTCACCACCAATTACCCAAGGTTAAACCCCAATGGTTTACAAAGCCATTACACCAAAAGTTAATTAACCTCATGACCGCCCTTTACTTGGAGGGAACACCGTTTGAGTTAATAAGGCTCTCTAAGGCACTAAAAGGGGCTGAGTTAATAGAAACCCTTACCATACAGCAAAAAGTCGCTTATAAGTCCTCTATTAGCCCTTATTTGCGAGAATTAGAGTACAATTACCTGCACACTCAGTTTATAGACCGACTTGGCAACCTAAATTTAAACAAAGACCTTAACGGTTTAATGCAGGAAGTACAGCAGCTTTTAGACAGCACACAATTTAGCAGCGCTAAGGCTCCTAACAGCATAGTAAACGAAACTAACAAAGTAGTAGACAAAATAGTAGAAAACATACAGAAAGGGCAGCGCCTAACTGGCAAACCTACTGGCTGGTTATTCCTTGACAAGTATTTAGGAGGCTATAATGGTGGCGACTTAATCGTAATAGCAGGACGCCCAGCAATGGGTAAAACAGCCTTAGCCTTAAGCCTTACAAAAGACTTTGCAGCAACTGGGGGCAAAGCGTTATTTTTAAGCCTTGAAATGAGCAATGAGCAACTGGCAAAGCGTTACCTTTCCCTCATTGGCTCTATACCCAACTACAAGGTGCGTAACGGAGCGCTAAAGGAGCAGGACATAGACAAACTCTGTAACATTGCCAACAGCCAGACAATTAACTTTTACATAGACGACGACGCCGAGACTTCAATAGCGGACATTAAAGCCAAGGTTAAACTGCACAAAGGCAAGCACGGGCTAGACTTACTGGTAATAGACTACATTCAGTTAGTTAAGGGGACTAAGCAAAACAGAGAGCAAGAAGTGGCCGAGATTAGCAGAAACCTAAAGTTATTGGCTAAGGAGTTAAGCATAACAGTTATAATTCTAGCGCAGTTAAGCAGGGCCAGTGAGTCACGGCAAGACAAGCGCCCACTACTTAGCGACCTAAGGGAGTCAGGCGCAATAGAGCAGGATGCAGACAGCGTGCTATTCCCATTTCGTCCAGCATATTACCAAGACGAGAAGCCAGTTATAGAAGAGGCTGAGCTAATTATAGGCAAGAACCGAAACGGCGAGTGCGTTACAATTCCCACGACATTCGAGGGGCAACTAACACTATACAAGGAGAATACCAATGCCTAATGTTATAAACTTTAGTGGGGGTAGAACTTCTGCTTATATGGCTAAGCGATTAATAGACGAAGGGGGCGAGTATTTAATTACATTTCAAAACACTGGCAAAGAAATGCCAGCGACTTTAGACTTTGTTAACGAGTGTGACAAGCGCTGGAATTTAGGCATAGTTTGGCTAGAATATAGGCAGCCTGCTACCTTTGAAGTAGTGACATACGAGACAGCAAGCAGGAACGGCGAACCATTTAACCAACTGCTCAAACAAAGGCCCGCCAGCATCCCTAACCAGCAATTTCGCTACTGCACTCTAGAACTTAAAATAGAAACGCTTAGACGCTATTTAAAGAGCCTTGGCATTAATGACTATGTAAGTTACAACGGTATAAGGTTTGACGAACCTAGACGCTGGGCAAAGGCCAAGGAGTTAGGCGTAGAGTTACCACTTGTTAAATGGAAAGTAGACAAATTGCAGGTCCTAAGCTTTTGGGCACAGCAAGACTTTAATTTAAAATTAAATGAGCCTTACGGGAATTGCGACTGTTGTTTTTTAAAAGGGAAAGGCAAGTTAGCTATTATAGCAAAAGAGAAGCCAGAGTTATTTAATTGGTGGGTAAATGTCGAAGAGACAAGCGGGCACCGTTTTAAAAAGGAAATAACATACAACACGCTTAGAGCCAAGGCGCAGAGCCAGTTAAGCTTATGGGATGGCGACCCTTCTTTTGAATGTTTTTGCAATGCAGACTAATGCCTAGTATTAACCAGTCTAAGCGCGGCAAACAAGCCCGCAAAGAATACACCAAAGGCGCCTATAAAGAACCGCGTTACAATACCCAGCAGTGGCGTAATGTCAGGGCGTTAATACTTCAAGACTCGCCACTATGCAAAGCCTGCGAAGAGGTTGGACTTATAACACTAGCGCAAATGGTGGACCACAAAAACCCAGTGAGACTAGGCGGCGACTTCTGGGACCGCGACAACTTACAGCCCTTGTGTAATTCATGCCATGCCTCAAAGTCTGCAAAGGAGCGGCACGCCGACCCGTACGGTGTGTAAAATCTTACACAGAGGCGCGCAAAAC